CAGGTGGTTTAGTGAATGAAAAAATGTATCATGTTATATTCTATGATGAGACTAATATAAGACTAGTTGAAGAAAGAGTTGAATTGCAATCAAAAAATCCTAAGTATGTAACTATATCAAGTGCTACTGCTGGAACTTTATCTAAAATTAATCCATCTCTTCTTCTTAGAAAGAATCAACAACTCAAGTTTGATGTATCAGATTCTTCACTATCATTTACTGATGATGGAGTAACTTATTCTGCTTTTAAACTTCAATTCTTCAGAGATAAGCAATATAAAGATGAATTTATAACCACACAACAAAATAGTGCTTATGAGGTTCAATCATCAGGAAGAATGGGTATTGATTCAGATGCCATTGTTACATTATCCATAACAGATGATATTCCTCCTTTATTATTCTATAAATTTAATATTGATAATGTAGATAAAATTTCAACAATTAAAAATGAACTTAAAGTTGATACTACAGTTTCTCAATTCAATCAAATTAATGTAGAACCAACTTATTATGATGGAAATTATCAAGTCACTGGTATAGGAACTACAAGTTTTAAATATGATATTCCATTTACTCCAGATGTAACTCAGTATGACCCAACTGTTGCAGATATAAGTTATGAGACTACATCTAAAACTGCTCAAGGTGCAATAGTTGACTTTAGATTAAAGAGTGGTGGTCAGAACTATAAAATACCACCTACAATCACTGGAGTATCTGTTGGATCAACAGTTAGATCTGGAATAGGTAGTGGTTCTATATTAGTAGCTCAAACATCATCTATTGGTCAGATAACTGGCACTAAGTTGAATAATATAGGATTTGATTATCCTTCTGATAGAACTTTAAAGGTTATTCCTAACCTTCCTGATATTGTAGAGATTGATAGATTAAGTTCTCTTGATTATGTTGAGGTTACTTATCAAGGAACAAATTATCCAGCACCTCCTGATATAGTTGTCATTGATGGTTTCACTAAGGAAGTTTTAGGTGATGTTGATTTAGAGATGGTATTGGGTGAAGATAGACTTAAAATAGTTCAAAATACAGAAGGAATTTATAATGTTGAACCTAGAATAGTTCCTGTTGGAAATCCAAATGGAATTGGTATTAGAGATCTAACATATAGTCGTACTGGAGCAGGCACATCAACAGGATTGCCTAATACAGTTAGATTATTCTTTGATAGGACATTTAGTAATGCAGCAGACTTTTCAAAAGGTGGATTTGCTGTTGGTGAGAAGTTCTTATTAGAAAATGTTAGTGTTGGTCTTGGAAGTACTGGTAGAGGATATAATTCAAAAGAATATGGATATAAATTATGGACTATCACTGCATCTAGTGGTCAAATAGGTGGTGCTAATGCATATATGGAGTTTGTACTACCTGAAGAAGAGATAGGTTTAGGTAAAACACCAGGTAAGATGGTTGCTGCAGAATCTGCTGCTAGAGTTGTATTGGAAAGTCATTTCCCTAGATTTAAAACATACTTAAAACAAAATCAATTCTTTAATGGAGAAACTGTCATAGATGGTATTGGTCAAGTTGGTGTTATTGAAAGATGGAAACCAGAGAGTAATCAACTAACCATTTCTACTGAACAAGAGTTTGATGTTGGATCTAAAATTAAAGGACAAAGTTCATTAGTATCTGCATATATTACAAGCAATCTAAATTTCCCTGCTGAGATTACCACTGGTGCTGGAGCTACTGTAAACCATGGATTCCAATCTGATTCTGGAATGCTTAATAATAGTTTCCAAAGATTACCAGATAATGCTTACTATCAAAGATTCTCATATGCTTTGAGATCTCTTATACCTATTGATACTTGGGGTGATACAGTAAAATCACTATCTCATGTAGCAGGTTTTGACAGATTCAGTGATTTGGATATTGAAAGTAAAGATCCTGATGCTGTTATTACTAGAACTGAACCAGCAAACTTTGAGGCAATTGCTGAGATTCAAAGTACAGCTGAAGTTGCAGTTTATCCTGATTTTGATAATGTTAGTGAAATAGCAGTCAATGTAAATGGTGAACTAGTATCAAGAGACATATTATTTGCAAATAGACCTATAACAGATTTCTTCCAATCTATAGGAAATAGAGCTATTGATATTGATGACTTTAGTGCTACATTTGACAACAATGAAAGAACTACTAAGTTCTCTAGAGTTGGTGAGTTTACTAAAAATCATACATTTAACAAAGTATTTACTTTAGTAAAAGATCAAACATTTAGTGATGAGAGACAGTTCTCAATTGTATCTTTGATGCAGCATTCTGATACTGCATTTATTAATGAATATGCAGTATTGGAAACTTTCCCTGAGTTAGGAACATTTGATTATATTCCTACCACTAGTGGATGGGATTTAACATTCAATCCAATTAGAACTGAATTTAATTTATATGATGTAACCAATGCTTCTATAAGTGTTAAAGATAATGTTGTTGGAGTAGCAAGTACTGCTCTAGGAAATGTAGTTTCCTTTGCATCTACTCATGTAGATATACCTTATGATGTTAGTGGTGGTATTGGTGCTACTACTACAATTGCAAAAATGCCTGTAGCATTTAGATCAGGTCATTTTATGGTTCAACTTGAAGCTCCTAATCAAGAATTCTTTGGTAGTGAAGTCACTGTGATTCATGATGGAACAAAAGTAAATGCGATAGAATATGGTGAAATTCAAAATAAAACAGGTGAAAATATTGCAGGATTTGGAACATATAATGCTACTCTATCTGGAGGTAATGTAAATCTTGAATTTATACCAAGTGTTGGAGTTGCTTTAACTGCAAATGCTTCTTCAATCTTCTTAGCAACTAATGCTACATCAGGTATTGGATCTTGTACTTTAGATACAGTTAGACTTATATCAGATAAGAGAGCAGTTGCTGCTGGTGCTACCACCCCAATTGCAACTTATGGTAGTGATGGATCTGGTTTTAATTTCAGACCAACTGCAGCATATTACTTTGTTGCTATAGAAGGAGTGGGTGATACAAATGGAATGTATGAAACATTTGAAGCTGCAGTAATTAACTCAGAAAATAATCAAGCTGTTGTTGACTTTGGTGAGGTTGGTATTAATACCACATCATTAGGAACTGTAGGTGTAAGTTCTGTTGGAGGAAACTCAGTTAATTTAACATACTTCTCAGAACATGCTGCTAATGCAATAGTATTTGGAATTGAGTTACAAATATTTGATAATGTTGAGGTTGCTGCAAATCTACCACTTGGTAATGTTGAAGTTCTCAGTAATAGAGGAAGATATGTAGGAACTAAGTTAGATCTTCAAACTGCCTTTGATTTAAAGCATAATGAAGCACCTATATTCAGAAAACAATTCTTTGGTAACAAAGATGAAGGAACTGGTGGAAATGGTGTAAATATAGCAAGAAATACAGTTAATATTCCAGATCATTTCTTTGTTACTGGTGAAAAGGTAAATTATAGTTTCCAAGGTGCAGGTAGTGTTAATGCTGTTGGTATTGAAGAAACAGTAGTTGCTGGTATTGGTACTACTGATAAATTACCACAAGAGTTATTTGTTGTTAAATTTGGAGATGATGGATTAAGGTTTGCAGAATCTGCAGAGAAAGCATTGAAGAAAAATCCTGAAGTATTCACAGTTACTTCAGTTGGTATTGGAACTTCACATCACATAACTGCAACTAATGAAAACTCTAAAGCAATTGTCAGTATTGATAATGTAATACAATCGCCAATAGCTGGTACTGCTGTTACAACCGCATTAAGTAATGATATAGTATTTGCTCAAATCACTGCTGTGACTGGAATAACGTCGTTCGCTGCGGCAGATCTTGTCAAAATAGACGATGAAATATGTAAAATCCTTGATGTTGGAGTAGGTGGTAATAATCTAAAACTATTAAGAGCTCAGTTGGGAACAGGTCTTGCTGCTCACTCAGCTGGTTCTGTAGTTACTAAGTTAGTTGGTAATTATAATATTAATAAAAATACATTACACTTTGCAGAAGCACCTGCAGGTAATACACCACTCAGTACAACAACTGATCCAGATTCAACATCATTTGCTGGTATTGTAACTCATTCAACCTTCCATGGTAGAATATTTACTAGAACTGCAAAACAGAATTCTACTTTAGAAACTTACACCAATAATATGGTGTTCAATGATATTTCACATGAATTTACAGGTATTCAAAGTGCATTCACTTTAACAACTGGATTTGGAGATTCTAAGACTAATGCTATTGGATTTGCAACAAATAATGGTTGTGTATTAGTTAATGATGCATTCCAACAACCAGCATCTTTAGAGCAAGGTAATTATGACTTCAATCAAGTTGGAACTGCAACCACAATAACCTTTACTGGTGAAGCAGATGCTCTTGCAGCATATCGTAGGCCAACTGATGAAGTATTAGGAGAGAATGCAAATAGATCTAACTATCCATCTGGTGGTAAAATTCTGTCTGTTGGGTCTGTTGTTGGTTTTGCTTATCAACCTCTAGTTGCTGCTGGTGGAACTGCTACAGTCTCTGCTGCTGGTTCAATAACTGCTGTTAGTATTGGTAATACTGGATCTGGATATAGAGCTGGTATTCAAACTTCTGTAAATGTTGGTGTTCAAACTTATGGAGTTGGTATTGCAAGTTTCCTTAAAGTTGGAACTGCAACCATTAGTAATGGTCATATTGCAAGTGTCACTATTACAAATACTGGAACTGGTTATACTGACTTTGTTCATGATAGACTTACCACCATGAATGCTGTAGCAGTTGCAGGAACAACCATTGTATCTGTTGCAACTACAGAAGGGATCAATCCTGGTTCTTTTGTTTCTATTGCTCAGACAACTGCAGGATCTATTTCTACACAAGTAGGAATCATTACTAATATATCAGTCACAAGTGTTGGTAATGGAAATATAACTCTTGGTTCTTCAATCTTCCCAGCTGGTGTAGGTATAGGAACAACAACTCCAGCACCTGTTGTCACTGTTAAGAGATATGATCCACCTGAAGTTATCATAGATCCACCTGTAAGTTATAGTAATATTCCATTAGTATATTCATCATCATCTACAACTGGAGCTGGTCAGAGTGCTTCAGCAGATATTATAGTTGGACAAGGATCAAGTATAATTGATTTTGAAATTAGAAGAGAAGGATATGGTTTTGGTAATGGTGAGATATTAACTATTCCTACTGGTGGAACAACTGGTATTCCTACTGATACTTCTAAGACCTTCTCTGAATTTAGGCTTACTGTAAAAGATATTCATTCAGATGAATTTAATGGATGGACATTTGGACAATTGCAACCAATTGATTCATTTACTAATCTATTTGATGGATTTAGAAAAGTATTCCAAATGAAGGTTAATACAGAAGCAATATCATTAAAGACTTTCTTTGGATCATCAATCAAAGCAGAACAATCATTACTAGTCTTTATAAATGGACTTTTACAGAAACCAAACTATGCTTACAACTTAGGAAGTGGTGGAAGTTCCATAGTATTCACTACAGCACCAAAAGCAGATGATGATTGCAGTGTTCTATTCTATAAAGGAACACCTGAAATAGATGTTGCTCTTCTTAATATTGCAAAAACAATTAAGAAAGGTGATGGAATAGACATTAATAATAATCCTGAGGTGGGTCAAGGTCCAGGTTTAGATCAAGAACCAAGAACTATCTTAGGAATAACATCACAAAGTTCTGATACAGTTTCAACTAGTCCATATAGAAGAATAGGTATCACTACTGATATTAGTTTACTCAGACCTGCATACTGGAGAAAACAAACTACTGATGCTATCATCAATGCTGAAGTTGTTGGAAAGGATAGAGTTGAATTAGAAGCTGAACCATTCCCAACATCTTATCTTCTTAATTCTGTCAGTGCAGGTTCTACTGAATTTTATGTTAATAGTGCAGTTCCATTCTTTAATCCAAATAATGAGGAACCCACTAATAAAACAATCACTCAAAACTTTGTAGATATTACATCTCAAAATGTAATTGAAGTTGGATTAGCAACTGCTATTGTTTCTGAAACTGGAACTGTATCATCTGTTGATTTAACTAATGTTGGTTTTGGATATACAGGAGTTCCTACTCTTAAATTCTCTGCTCCTCCTGAGGGAAGTGGATTTACCACTGCTACTGCTACAGCAACAGTAAGTCCCTCAGGATCTATCACAGGTGTAACAGTTACTAATGCAGGAACTGGTTATACTAATACTAATCCACCTGTACTTCAAATATCACCACCTAAACCTGTCATAGAGTTTAATGTGGATGTAGATTCATATTCTGGTGACTTTGGTGAAATTGTTGGACTTGGAACAACAACTGTTGGTGGACAGAACCAGTTAATATTTGACTTCTTTATATCTGAGAACTCTATATTGAGAGATGCTTCTGGAGCAACATCACCAGTTGGTGCTGCTGTTACTCTTAGTGGAATCAGCACTGGAGACTTCTTCGTAGTAAATAATAGTAATCATTTGTTTACTAGAGGTCAGGGTGTTAACACACCAACCAGTTTGGCTATAACTAATGGTGGATCAGGATATAAAACTGCAGATGGTGAAGTTACTGGAACTAGATTAAATGTAGGAACTACAGGTGGATTTGGAAGTGGATTAAGAGTTGATCTCACTATAACTAGTGGTGTTATAACTGCAGTTGTAATTAGAGATCAGGGATCAGGTTATAAACTTGATGATTCAATTGGTCTTAATGTTTCACCTGGTTCAGGTTGTGCACTTCAAATTGATAAAGCATTTGGAACTCTAGAAACTAGAGGATCAACTGATACTAGTCTAAAAGTTGGAGCAACTACATCTTTCTTAGATTGTGTATA